GACATGAACCGTGTGATCCGCTTTCGTCGTGCCCCTGTCACTGACTTCAGGATTGAGCTTTCGTCGCACACTACTCCAGCGAATTGCGTTTCGTCGAAGTGCTGTAGTCGTTCATAGTTCGTAACTACGATGCCGCCGCTGTGCTGACCGTCTTTTGATTGCCGAGCTTCGATTCCAAACTTCTCGGCTTCCTTGCATGTCTGCCCAGCAACAGCAAGCGGAGTGCAAATCAGTACCGGCTTGTTTGTGTGCTGATGAACATTTTGTGCCCATGCAAGTTGCATCAGCGTTTTGCCGAGTCCGCAGTCAGCGAAGATCGCAGCGCGACCCATCTTGACTGACCATTCAATCAGAGATTGCTGAAAGTCGAACGCAGTGGCTGGTATGAAAAGCGGATTAAATCCACTGCCAGTTCCGGACTGAGATTTCTTAGCAACGAATCGCCCATACTCACCCACCGCACTCATGTCCTTTTCCCCTTCGCCTTCACTGCTCTCACCGACTTCACACTGTCCAAGTAAAACTGAATCGCCGCTGCCACAGCAGGCGATGCTTTCGGCTGACTGCGTGCCCATTCTGCCTGATGGTGCGGAAGCGTTACGCAGATCCGTGTCATGTTGATTTGTTTTTGTTTCATGTTCCGATCTTAAAAACGTCGCCAGCCCAGCGTTAACCGGGAGAAGCCGGTGCAGCTTGCAAGGCTGCACCGGGCTGACGACACATGGACTAAAACCCGGCGAGGCACAGGTCAACAATCGTCCGGTCTGTCGCGTCAAGCTTGTCGCCACACTCAGCGTGATACAAGGCACAGCAAACCTGAGCACCTGTGGGGCAGATAAGTGTTGTTGCTACTGCGTCAACTGGACCAAAGCAACCAAAAACGTCAACTGCTGTAAATGCGATTTCGATCATTGCCGGAACTCCATGTGCGGCCTTGCGGGCCTTTTGTTTTTTTCGTCGTCGTTCGCACGTTGCGTTCGACTGGGGGAAGTATTACTTTCTATCGACCGCCTTGCAATCTAGGAAGTATGATTTCGAGAAAGATTTTTCCAGATTGCAAATATCCCCGTTTTTCCTGCGGTTTGCGGCGGGAATTGCCGATAACCACTTCCATGACGAAACAACCAATCATGATTCGCGTCGTTGTGGTTTGCCAGGTGACTGGGTGTTATTCTGTGCGGTGGGTGCCGATGACTCTGCGAGACTTGCGGCACAATGATTCAAGCTGACTGTTCTTCTGCGGCATTTTCTGCAACGCCAACACTGCTTTTTATCAACGATAGTCCGGCAAAATACCTCAGCTTCTTTAACGCATCCGATTCGATTTGACGAACTCGCTCTTGCGTCAGTTTGAGATCCTGACCCACTTCGTTCAGGCTGTGGATTTTCCCCGCGAAACCGAACCTCATACTAAGAATTTTTCGCTGGCGAAACGTCAATAAATGCAAACTGGCCTCTACTGCAGCCTTTTGCGACTCGAACTCTTCTGACTTTAGGCTATCAGCGTCAGGCGTGGCGTGCTCAATGAGTCGCGATCGCGTTGCATTTGCATAACTCAACATGGCAGCCTGTTTCCAGTTGTAAACCTTTTCAATTTCTTTTGGAGCCTTTAGGAATGCGTGATTTTCCCTGAGTTCGTCTGGCCAAAGTTCATCCCATGTTTTTCCGGTTAGTTCATGAAGCTTGGCCTCCATAACGGCTATACGCTCATCGGTCCACGATTTCATTTTCCCCGATGACGCATCTTTTGGCGGGCATGACTTCAGGTTGATCCATTCCCCCATAATCGTGCTGGTGATTCCAAGATGGCGAGCAAGCGCGGACGCGCCGCCCATGACTTTTGCGGCCTCATACAGCGCAGCATGTTTTATTCTGACGATAGCCGTAATTCCAATTCCAATTGCATCGCTTTGCTCGGACGCGGAATTGTCATTGATCACGGTAATTCCGTAAAACTCTGCCATGTCGCACCACGATAAAACAAAAACCCGCTCACAAGCGGTCAGACTTGTGGCGGGTTTCTCGATCGGGCCGAAGCCCGTGGGTTCAATTAAATCTCATCTAGCCATCGTCAAACAGTGCCCTGTCAACACAGCGACGACTGCCGGTAGCCCTGCAGCCGTCTCCCAATGCTGTGCATCCCTGCCGCTTTTTATCCGCTTCAAGGGATTTGTGGCTTTCGTCGTGCCCAAAAGTTTCCATGAGTCTTCTCGTGTGGAATGATGCGATAGAGCTCGAAACCAATTGACTCCAAGTGCCGCTTCAGCCCATCAATCGACCAGTCTGCGTTGACGTGGTGATACTCCCCAAGAATGTGTTCGACGCGATGCAGTTCCGTGCACGTCATCAAAATCGGATACTCGGATCCCTCGCAGTCAAGTTTCAAAATATGGACGTGCTCAAACTGGCGAAGAACTGAATCCAAATCGACAGCAAGTGCTGTAATCTTTGGCCCCGATGACGGAAGCACTGCAGACACCGACCCTGAATGCCGCTCTCTGTGCGATGGGGCAAGCGTGAGCGATTCTGCTGGATCGTCTGATCTCCAGACGGCTCTCTGAATTAACTCGAATCGCTCCCCGAATTCTGCACAGTTCTTCGAGCATAGTTCGGCAACTGGCCCCGGTTCGAACGCTAAAACGTGCCCAGCGCCGCGACGAAGGCAGGCATATGAAAACGCCCCGGAGTTTGCCCCGATGTCGATCACGACAGCATCAGAAGGGATCGTCGGAGCCAGCAGGTATTCGTTCCGGCCGAGGACATCCAGCCACGTCTCTCGGCTGATCCTGTCGTCTTCGATCGCGAAGCAGCGTTCAGGGGCGAGACATCGCAGGGCATCCTCGAGACTGCCGTCAAGGAATTCCAAAGGCGACTTGAACGCCGCTGCTTCAGCGATCAGCGTATTCCCCTTTAGGTTTTGGATCGCGTGACCGTTGTTTAGATGCCCTTTTCGATGGCAGGCATGTTGAAAAACCACCTCGCCCGATGGATCGGAGTGTTCATAAAAACCGCCAGCGTTCCATCGATTCCAGGGCTGGATATGGTGAGGCGTTCCGGTCAGCTTAAAACCCATGTGAAACGACGTTTTGTCTCCGTACCAGACGCCTCTTTCTCCGCCGTTGAAGCCCTCCCAATAGTCGGCTCTGTCCGCGAAGTGCTTCACGATCTGCAGGGCTTTCCCGGCTTGTCGTTTGTCGATAACCATCTGGCCTGTTTCGATATCGTTGATCCGGTCGCGACGATCCGAGCCCGTCCGCTTCCATTGGTCTTCGATGATCCGCCCGTGGAAGTCGTTGACGGTCGGGTTGTCCATCCAGAACATCGCCGCGTTTTTCTGGAACGTCTCGCAGTCAAACAGATACGAAGGGTCTTTCGTCACGATGTTGTCAGCGTCGAGGTGGATGATCTGCTGATACTCGCTCTGCAGGATGGCATTAATCTTGATCTGCCAGCCGTGAACGCACCTCATGCCGGTTGTATTCACGACGTGACACGTTGCCGCCACACGTCGCGCGTGTAGCTCGCAGAATTCGATCTCCTCCATCTCGCCAGGAAGGAACCAGAACTGAATTGGCAGAGTGCATCCGTAAGATCGCAGAACCCAAGCGGCCGCGTACGCGCCCCAGAAGTAGAACTGCGGGGCATTCTTGTCGTAGATCATGCACCGGCCGCCAGCTGGGATCAAAATCGCCCGAGATGCCGGGTCTGATTCCGTCTGACTTTCTTCTGACTTTCTTTCGAGTTGCTGCTTCAAAAGCTCCCTGTGATACTCGAGCACGTTCGGCCAGTTCCTCCAGCCCTCCGGCCATTTGTGTGCTGGCGATGCCAAACGGATCGCGATCTCCTCGACGGTCATTCTCTGGTTGGGGGCTTGCTCTGCCATTTCAATTGCTCTCTTGACTACTGCTGTGATTCGCCTTCGTCCCTCGAAGGCTCCAATGATCGGAACCTGAAGCCCGATCCTGATCGCTCGACTCACCTGGGGATTGTTGGATGCCTCGTCGAACAAATGGTCGACGATCTCGCTGAAATGCTCTCGGGATCCAGAGCAGCCCCACTGGTTCATTCGATCAATCCACTCCTGACACGTGCAGGAGGCGATCTTCACGCCGTGCTCCTCTCGCAGAATGCCGTGAAGGACATCGCCAGGCCGGTTTTGTGGCTCTGGCTTCAGGTTCGCTGGTGAATCATCGTATTCGGGAAGCGAGTAGCCGAGCGCCGCCCACTGACTGCGATACTCCTCAGCGACTTCCCGAGGTAATCCGGCCGCGCCCGAAGCGATGTCATGAAGCCGCCCGACCAGTTGCATCACTAATTCCTGTAATGAATGGAGTCGAGAATCTTCTGATCCTGCTGATCATGCAGTTCCTGCAGGTAATTTACCTGAAAGGCTTCGAAGGCCTCCCGATTAAAGATCAGAACCACGGCCGGAGCGATTAGCATCGCTGCCAGTCCAACTCGGAAAACTGTGTAGAGTTCTTCCATTGCTCACTCCGTGATTGTGATTTCGACATCAAGCGGGCCAAGCGGGCTCATTGGGTCCTGGCAGCGTGGCTCGAAGGCCGCGACCGAATACACCAGAACGAGCGGGCTACATTGAGACCTAGTCGGAAAGATCGACGCTGTGTTGTTTGCTGCCAGCTGTTCTACGGGATCATTCGGATCGCAGGGAGGCATCGAGTTATTTCCGCCGCAGTCGCCCGTATAAAGAATCAGATCTGAGGGAATTCCGGTCTGTCCAATTGGTCCTTTTGTACATTCGAGCTTAATGGCAAAACGTTGGGCGGTTTCTACTCCATTTATCACAGTACATGGGCCAATGATCGACGCCCCCCAATTTACGAGCCCCTCAGTTTCTGGAAACCAAAACCCACGCGTCATGGGAATAGTAAGCCCGAGCCATCCCGTACAGTTGCAATTGTCGGTTTTCGTAAACGTCGCGTATAAAGTGGCGGGCAAATTCGTGCGACCACAACAGGGCTTTCCGCAACAGCAACCGGCCATCAGCTTCCACTCCCGCTGCCGCTGCCCGTTGAGCATGGATCAAGACGGTCCTCAAGCTGTCCGCCGAAGTACCAAATTCGCTTATATTTTGTGAACTGAATCAAATTGGTTGTTGGACAGCATTCGGGATCTTCACCGATTTCTGCCACGCATCGAGATCGACGGCCAACGATGACGGTCCAGCCCTGCCAAGATGATCCGGAGCCCGAACCTGATCCACTGCCAGATCCGCTGCCGCTACCAGATCCCGAGCCGCTTCCCTGGCTGCACACTGGCATTTTAATGAGCCCGACCGGGCCCTCTTTGTAGCCAGCTGGAACAAGGGCTTGAACGTCGCCGATGTAATTGCAGAGACTCAGATTGAGATCAAGGAAGGAGCAATCCCCGCCCGATCCGCTTCCTGATCCAGAACCGGAGCCAGATCCCTCGTCGCATGGCCCACAGAGGAACGGGATGAACTCCTCGAGCGATGCCCCGCGATAGATCGGAACCGTGAGCATGCTGTCATCTTTGCCTGTCGGCTGCCCAAGAATTCCCCATGCGACCTGAACGCCGCCGCCCTGTTCTTTCTGCTGCCATCGGCCTCGATGTGGCTTTTCGTTCATAACTCGCCGCGACACTTCACGCGCGATCTGCTTGTATTCGCCGTAGCCCTCTTCGTTAAATGCAATCGCGACTTCGGTCATGATAGCGGCAGTGCAGAAAAATCTTTTTGTTCATACACGATGTCTTGCCGATAAACAGCCGTATCTGGACTCGGGTTATCAAGGGCACGCCCAGCCCCATTCAGCGGAACCGGAGCGGCTGGCAATTCGTCGTCGCCGGGGTTTCTGATGTTCTGAAGCCCCGTGCCGCCAGATCCGCTTCCTGATCCAGAACCAGATCCGTCTACCAACTCACGAAACCCAGCGTCGAGCACCTTTGACAGCCAACCCTGTTTTTGCAGATGAATCGTAAACGTGACCGTGCGATACGAAGTCCCATTTCTTGATTGCGGCCGAGTGACAGCAATGTTTTGCATCTTTGCCAAGCCTGCCGCTACCGTCACGCCATCAACAACAAATGACGAACTATTGACAGAGTCCTGATACGTCATCACCCAAACTGGAACCGCTGATAGGTTTTTCGAGATCGTCACAAATGGCCGTGAATCGTCGATCATGATTGGCGGGTCAAACGGATCGCCAGCACTGTTGACAATTGCCTCGCCAGCATAGTTCGTAATCGCCGGTTTTTGAAACTGCTCTGATCCCCATGTGATATCAGCAGGGTCATCTGTCGGGTCTTCGGCCAACTCTCGCTCAGTCGAGTATTCCGCTGTGACCGTCCAGCCCTTCCATGGGTCTGATGGCTCGACCTGCAGCGTCGTGCACCATGCCCCAGCGTCGTCTGGATGCGTTTCACCGATGACAGGTAGAGACGCATGAGAACCAACGTGATACGCTCGCTCAGTCTTTGCCGATGTCTGCAGCTTAAACGAGCGGGTATAGCTTCGTGCGCCTTTCGTGTTCGTCGCTGGCCCGTGTAATTCTCCGAGGTATGTAATTGTCATTCTGTCACCTCTTCAGCAACACCTTGAGCGATTGCGTTTTCCGCCGACTCGTCTTCAAGAATGGTGCCTTTGCGATGCACTGCCCACAACCCAGAAATCGGCGAGTCAGGCTTTTCGGAATCTGTGCGGGTAATGCGGGCGAATTTGATTGCCGCCTTACGCTCCAGCGGCCAACTCATTGCCGACTCTTCCCACCGCGTGACTTTCAAGACTGCTTTCATAGTCCAGCAATTCCCATCAAAATTGCGTTCTGTGGCCGGTTGTCTCGCAGAGCCCGCTTCAATTCCTTGGTTTGCTTTTCAGTGGCCGTTACGTTTGGATCTTTGCCACGCTGAAGCATCGCCGCGAAGATTGTCGAGAACGCTTCCTGAGATCCTGCGGCCATTGCTCCAGCCAGTTGTGGTTCTTGCTTTGCGGCTGCGTCTTTGGTTTCCTCATTCCAATCAGGTGAGCCAAACCAGTTTTCAAACATGCCTTGGAACGCACCGGCCTTGATTTTTGTTCGTTCGAAAACACCCTGTGCTGCTCCGGCAACTTGGCCGAGTAATCCGCCATTGACGGAGTCTTTGACCTTGCCGAACATAGAGGAAATGCCGGAGTTGAATTTGTCTTGGCTTTCTTGCTTTTGCTTTTCCTGATTCAGCTTTTCAAAATTAGCTTTCGCTACATCGAATTCTGATTCAGCTTTATTTCGCAGTTCGCCCGCTTGGTCCGAAATTTTTTCAGCCGCATAATATGCCGCCTGTATGGCTTCGTAATTTGCATCGGTGATTGGCGTTGCGTCCCATTGCTCAAGTGCTGCACGTTGTTTTGCGGTGGCTGCTTTAGCCGCATTCAAAGTATCTTCGAACGTTTGCAACGCTGCATCTCGTGCTTCTCTCGCAGCCTGCAACGGATCCGCATTAGCAGCATCAACTCCCGCCGCTGGTGCGTTTGCAGCCTTGGCGACATCAAGCTTTGCCAGCAACGCGTCTAGCCGTTCCTGTGCACCCTTGACGCCAGCGTTCGGATCGGCAGGCTCATTGCGATTCATCGCGGCCGCTATCAGGTCTTGTGCACCCGTAACAGGGTTTGTGATTGCTTCAATCAGGTTTGCGTTCTTGATCGTCTCATCGAGAATATCGCGCAACATCTGTTTCCAGTTGGTTTTGATTTGCTCGATTGCCACGTCAAACGATGCCGTCAGTACCTGACTGATGAACTCCCATTTTGCGTCACCAAACGAATTGACCGCAGCAACAATCTTGTTTATTTCGTTCAGCATCTGGGTGAGCTTCGGCAGCACTAACGCGCCAAGATCGCGGCCAAAGGTTTGGATGTTTTCGATCAACGAATTCCACTGGCCCGTAAAGGTTTCATTGATGCGGGCCATCATGTTGTTGAATCGGCCACCTTCGCCTGTCAGCTCCTGCAATGCTTTCTTCATGTCATCGAAGGAAATCAATCCATCCTCGGACATTTTAAGAATCTGAGCGGTCGTTTTGTTCATCGACGCAGCCAACGCACCAGCAAGCCCGACGCCATTTTCTGCAAACTGCCGCAACTCCTGCCCCTGCAGTTTTCCTTTGTTCATGACATCGGTGTACGCCTTAGAAAGAAAGCCAAGCTTCTCAGCGTCGCCCATTGCCAAATCACCCAGCAACTGCATCGTGTTCATGACGTCGGTGTCAGCGACTCCTGCCGCCAGCAAGGCTTTTGTCGCGTCCGCCGCTGACATCAAATCGAATGACGTTCGGGCCGCGAACTTTTCAATGTCTTTGAATAGCTTCGCGCCCTTGGCGGCATCACCTGTTAATACTTCAAATGTGATCTGCGCCGTTTCCGCATAGGCTGCGAGGTTTAGCGTTTCTTTTGCCATCGCGGTGATCGACGACATGCCCGCCTGAACACCCGACGCTATTCCGATGCCTCCAGCTATGTCCAGCATCGACGTGCGGCGTTGCGGCTTTTCCTGCATGGATTGAATCATTTTCAATTCACGCAGCCGATTCATAGCCTGCAAATGCTCGACCTTGCCGAGGTTCTGTGTCGCGTCAAGAGCCTTGCGAGATACGTTTATGAGACGATCCATCTGAACGTTAACGGCCTTAATGGACGCGGATAACTTCGCAAACGTCGACGCCGTTTTTTCCATGTCCTTCAGTGTGTTTCGAAACGTCTGCGTCATCGACTGAGCTTTCTTTAGCGCAGTCGTAAACGGGTTTGCATTCGCTCCGATTCGAACAATAAGGTCGCCAAGAAACGCCATTACTTCGCCCCCACAAGCATTTGCAGGTGCGAACGCAAAGCCACAGCACTTTGACGCGGGCTGAGCTGCTTTTCTTTCTGTGGCTTAAACTGCTTTTTGAGCCACGGCATGAAATCGGTGTCCTTCATTTCCTGCCCCATAAATGCCGCCATGATTCGGCCGATCTTTGTAAGAATCCGGCAGATTGGTTCGTTGCTTCCAATCGGCTCGATCATGTCTTTTGCGCACCACTCATCAAACTGCTGGTGCGACATTTCCGACAGCATCTTGTTAACGTTCGTCGTCTTGGCGACGTGTTCAGCCAGCCGAAGTGCTGTCAATCTTCGGGGGCTGCGTCTGAGTTTTTTGCGATTTTGTCGATGTCTTGTTCAGAGAATCCGGAAAGCTCCAAGGCAACGTTTACAAGTCGCTCAATAACATCGCCGCGACGTTTTCCAAGCTGCTCAATCTGCTCCGACGTAAACAACTGGACGCCGTCATCGTTTCGGCAACACTCGACCAGAATGCGTTCTCGCACCTGCAATTTGTGTTTTGCTCGCTGCTTAGTCGACAGCTGGCTTTGCTTGTCTTCCCATGCCGAGCGTTCTCGAGGAGTCATTCCCCAGATCGGAATTACCATGCCCGGCCCTAGTTCAGGCACTGGCACATCTTTCTTTGCTCGGTCAAGTTCTGGCGATGTCAAAAACTGTTCAGCCGTTGGAATAACTCTCATTCGTCATCCTCTTCAGTGTCATCATCTTCCGGCTCGACCCAATTCGGACCGGGAATATCGTTCCCGTCAGCGTCGTAACCAAGGATCTCCCCGTTACGGAATCGCTCACGGTCTTCTGGTTCAATTGCCTTAGCAAGCATTTCACGGGATAGCAGCACGTCGGCTCTTTTGTCACGCCAGCCTTTGCACGCTGCCTCTGCTTCGTCGTCGGCTGGTTCACAATCGCCGTTTCCAACAAGCAACTGAGCCCCGCGACGATCCACCTCGACAACAGCGCCGATCTTCCAGTGCGGTCGACCAGAGCTTCTGTCGATCTGGTCTGCGTACTCTGGCAAGTCGAATGCTGCAGCAACGCCGTTGTCAGATCTCACATATCGAATTTTCAAGGCCGTCTCCGATTATGTTGAGTATGCAAGCAGGCCGGTAATCTTCAGGCTTACGTCTGCCTTCAGCCCGTCGTTCATTGCGCCAGTGAATCCAAACCCAACACCAGCCGACGTGAACGCCATTGCGGCAGCAGACGTTGCTGTGGTGGTGATATCCCACACGCAATTCGCTGGCGTTGTGATCAGGTCAGTGATCGCCTGATGTCCTGCAAGCTTGTCGTCATAGAAAATGCTGAAGCCGAAATTGCCCCCCTCAGAATAGCCGGTTTGACTATATTCCTTACCTGCGCCGGAAGTGTCAATTGTCGTCGCGTCGTACGTTTCGGACTCTGCTCCGTCGTGATTGAATTCAGTGATCTGGGCGACCGCTGTCAGCGAAGATGAAATTGTCTGCTTGATCACGGTGCCTTTGACTTTAAGCTTTGCCACTGTTGGCGCTCCTTATGTGTTGAACTGAACATCTAAATCAAGCGTCACAACATGGACGCCAACATCTGAACCATCTTGCGGTGGCTCGTAGTCATCACTTTCGTCATTCATGATGACTGCACCGATCGTGTAACCTCCGGCAGCCCCTGAGTAGTCATCCAAAAACGTTCTGACCGCGTTCCCGAGTTCTTCAGCCTTGACGCTTGTTTGTGCCCTGCAGTCAATATCAAACGTTAGGAAACGCAACTGGCCAGATCCGCCATCAATTGTTCCGTTTTCCTCACTGCTCATTTGCGTAATCACGAGGTGGGGAAATGTCGCCTTTTGTGGTGCCTTGTTGACGTAGATTCTGCTTCCGCAGATTGCGTTCACGGTCGATTCATTCGCCAGCAGTGACACCAGTCCGCTTTTCATGCTTTATTCATTGCCCGCTTAATGCCATTCAAAACCTCTTGGCGTATTGCCTGAGCGACCTGCGATCGCGTTGCGGATTCTGCCTTTTGCACGTATCCCGATCTCTTCATGCGGCCCGTAAATTTCTTTTTGCCGCCAGTGTCTCGCCGCTGCTTGTTGCCTCGCTTGTGTGCCCCTACCCTCTCAGTTCCCGTAAATCTTGGGTCTGTGCCTTCCAGTAACCACATGATGTTAGAAACGCCAATTCCGACGCCCTTGCGTTTGCTCTTGCGATTGAATTTGGCCTGAGCGTTCATTCTCTGACGCTTCTCTTTTTTCATCCCAACGCCAGCACCGGCCTTGGCAAACGTAAACCCCTTAAACTTGCCCTTTCGCGGCCTTTGGACTGACGCCCCTATTGCTTTTCGAGCACTTTTCTGGCTTGCCGGAATCTGGCTCTTAATTGCCTTTGCCAGAATCTTTGTGCCGACACTTAAAGCACGTTTTGAAATCCTGTTGCTCACAGCCTTGTCAAGGGCGTCCATTTTCTTTTTCAATTCGCGGTCGCCACTTAGCCCAAACATCACATCTTCCTTCGAGTCAGAATCTGAATCTCCTCATGGTCCATATCCACGTCAATCGCCGTCAGAATCTCGTAAGTGTTGCCCTCGAAAATCAGCCGCATGTCAGGTGTCACGTTTTGAAGTGTCTTGCTCCATTGCGTCGTCCAAGCTTGCTCTGAATCCGCATTGACCTGCTGAACCTTCCAGAACTCTCGACCGCCCTTTGTAATCACCTTGCAGTATGCCGTCGCATAGGTCTGCCAGTTTGCTGCTGTGGTGATATCAACGTGGCCGTGAGCGTCGGCCGTTCCAGCAGCCTTCTGAATCGTCACAAGCTTGTCATAGTCGGACAGGCATTTCATCCCTGTGCCACTCCGTAACCAGTCCACTTTAACTGAGCAATCAGCCTGTCATAAACAGCACGACTTCCAGTGCAATCCTTCCACTGCATCTTGCCAAGTTCTTTGATTGCCAACTTCGCCTCGACCGGAACCGCTGATGCCGCTCCGTATCCGCAAATCATGGTGATTTCCACTGCGTTTGGCCGCTCGATTTGCACCTGTGGCCATGTGTATCCAAGCTTCAGTTCGATTTCTGGCGGAGTCTCAATCAGATTCGTCCAGTAGTCTGCCGATGGCAGAGTCTGAAACGTCTCTGACTCGTCGTAATACTTGACATGCGTGATTGACTGCACTGGAGCCAGCCGGATTTCGATTTCGTCGTCATCCGGAAAGTCATCCAAGTGCATGACAACGGTCTGGGTCACCAGCTTCCGGCAGCTTTCGTACTCAACCTGTTTGCGGCAGACCTTAAGAAGTTCCGTCAACTGTTCGTCAAAATCGCATCCAGTCACGCGCAGAGCGTTTTTGAACTGATCCAGTGTGATTGGCTCAGCGGTTGGCTCTACGGTGACTCGATACGTGACGCTCATGACTACCTTCTTGCCCGGTTTCGCTTGTCGTGCTTTGGCTTTTGCTCGGGCTGATCGGTAAACCGAGCGGTGCCAAACTGAACCAAGGTTTTCATGATTCCGAGAGGTAGCCGTAAATCGATTGAACCCACGGCTCTCCCTTGCCAGCCACGAATAAACGTGATGCTTGTCATGATTACGCTCTCAGGATTTCGTTTGCACCGGCCTCGCTGGCGGATGTTGGTGAAACCTGTGGACGTGTCAGGATGCCGAGAATCGTCACAAATGAACCGGCAGCACCGTCGCCAGTCGTTGCCGTCACATCGATGTAACGCTTCTTGCCCTTCAGGTCGATCTGAGCGACTTGAAACAGGTTGTCATCTGTCGCGGACGGGAGGGCTGACGTTGAACCGTCGATGTTCGTGGACGTGCCCCAAACAAGGCCAGTGATGCTTGCGTGGCCGCTTCCGGACGTGTCAGATTGAGTGACTGACAGTGCCGCCATTGCGATGTCAGTGGCTCCCTCGTAGACGATGATTGTCAGTTCGGACCATCCGAGCGTGTCAATCTCGCCAGTCGTGAGCGTTGCGTTGTCTGAGATTGCAGCTGGTGGCGTGATGCTCACTAGTTTGAAGTCAAGCCTGTTCATTATGGTTTCCCTTTCAGGATGTTTTCAGAAAGTGCAGGGGATCACGCGACCCCCTGCTGTCTTGCGTGGCATCGTTTACGATCCGGCCATTTCAAGGCCGACAATCGGGCCTGCGACTGAGTTGGTGCCGAAGTCATGGCAGACGAAGTCGTTTCGGCTTGTTGCCTTGACAGCGATCTGGTCACGTTCCCAGACCGATTGGCCACCGACAGAAACCTGATCGGAAAATTCAATGTTCATCATGCGACGATCGCCGAACTGGCAACCAAGAGCCAAGTCACCGAAAATAACTGGAATCTGGCTGTTAGCTGCGACCGATGGCATGACCTGTGAGAACTCGACAGGGTAGCCAAGGAATCGCGGTGCGATGCCGCCGACGATGTCGCCAGCAGTTGTGCCACCGGCAGCAAGAGCCAGAGGCTGCATGACGTTGTAAAAGAACGTGCGATGCGTCACCCATCGCGGACTGCCTGCAGCGTATTCCGGCAAAGCAGCAACAACGCTGCTGAAGTTTGCCAGAGTCAGTTCGCTGTAAGCATTGCCTGCACCAAGGATCAGGCCTGGAGCCGTGCCGGCCGTCAATGTGTCGAGCTTCGTGATGATGCCGACGATGCCATTGAAGGCAGACGTGCCGGTTCCGGTAAACCCTGACAGGTCTTCTGTGTACGCAAATGCCAAGGCGATTTCGCGAATCAATTCGTTAGCGATATTGACCACGGAATCCTCAGACAGTTCGTTTGACATGCGAGTCAAAACCATCCATTTTTTGGCAACGAGCTTTACTTCGTTCCATTTGGCGTCTGATTCTGTTCCGGCAGCATTTTCCCCAACCGCGTAGGCTGTCAGTCCACCGATGCGGCGTGGAGTCGTCTTGGTTTCCGACCGCATCAGCGTTGCCGGGACCAACCGACGAATCACGCCGTAAGCCTCAACCAAACGGATGATATCGGTAGAAAACTCGTCCGGAACAAAGATGCCAGCCCCGGAACCGTCGCCACCGCCTTCGCCGTGGACGTTTAGCAGTCCGTTGCTCTGACAAAACTCAACAGAGTTGTAGAACTGAAACTTGCCAGGCATGCACATTGTTGCGGTGGCCAGTGCCCACTGCCCGAAACGATAGGCTCGCTCAACTGGTGCGCGTCCTGCCTCGTCCGTCTCCGGTGCAAAGTTCGTCGGGTTGAATCGACGAACATTGGCGGGCAACTTGAACGCCCCACGCTCGCCATTGCTTGGCATTGAACCAGCATTGGTGCCGATCATCTTGATTCGGTTAACGATTGGATTCAGGCGAGCGTTTCGCAACTGGTTCTGCTTGTTCTGCAGTTCGACAGCCTTGGACGCTGCGGCCTGCAGCTTGTCGGCTTCTGCGGCGAGCTCTTCAACCTTGGCCTGCAGGGTTTCGACTTCCTTCTGCTGATCTTCATTCAGCAGGTTTTCCGAGGCATTCAAAATGCCGTCGATCTTGTCGAGCAGTGCGTTCCGCTCGTTGTTAATTTCTTCGAACGTTCTCATTTTGTTGGTCCTATTGCGTCAGGACCAACGAAAAAAACAGCGTCAGTCGCTGACTGTGTTGGAAATACCCAAGACAGTTGGCGATTGACGCTGCTCTTGCTTTGTCTAATCGAAGTTCCGCCGCTTGCTCATGCAGCATGACACGGATTTGATTCCGAAACACTAACGAACGTTATGCGAGTTGTCAACGGCGATTTTTTAGCATCCACGTTTTCAATGCTGCCGCCCGGAATCGCTGCTCATCAACTTCATTCCGTTTCGGCTGCGTCTTTGCCGGTTCCTTCCTTCCAATGATCTCATGAACGTATCCGGCCTGTAATGCCTCCGAGGCATTGAAAACGGTTCCGTCCCCATTCCCCTTTAGATGATTCACCACGGTCGCCAGTGGCAAGCCGGTCTTGTCTGCGATCGTGTCTGCAATTGCTCCGTCAAGCCGGTCCATCCACTGCAGCAGTTCGCGAATCTCCCACGCATGACCAGCAACGGCTCCGATTGATTCGTGAATCATGAACGTCGCATTCGCGTTCATCTGAATTTTCTGAGTCCCGAGGACTGCAACCGCTGCTGCCGACGCTGCCAAGCTTTCGATGATGCCAACAGTCGGCCCGTCATGTTCCGCGAATGCGTTGTGAATGTTGATGCCATCAAACGCCAGCCCGCCACCGCTGGAGACGCGCAGGGTGGCTTTCTTGCCCTTGTTGGCTCTGAGTATGCTGCGAATCGACGCTGCGTCTGACTGCGTGTATTCATCGCCCACAAAGCCATCCAGCCGAACGTCAACGCCTTCGTCTGATACGTTGGTGAAAATCTTCCATTGAGGATCTGAAACGGCGTTCCGGATGCGTGATGGAACGGCCGCCAACAGTGATGCGCTGATCATTTTTCGCCCTTTACCAGTATTTTGAAGTGATCGCCCTCATTTGATACGTGGATTTCAGTGCAGTTTGGGTAATCCTGTCGAACCTTGTCAACAATGGCTACGCGTTGGAGCTTCGCGTCAAAGGGAATCTTGTACTCCATCGACCATTGGCATTTGCTGCCGCTCATTTTGCCACCTCGCAAAGTCTTTCAATCAAAATCTGCCCACGGTCATCCCAGCACGCCACAACATCCTTCACCGCTGATTCCAGATTGCCGGTTGTCGTTACGCTGGCTACGTCTTCGATCTGTTTCCGTGATTCGCTGATGTGAGCTTGTGTCGCGTTGACTGCTCCCGGTTCTCTCCAGCCAAGATCCTCAAAGAATCGATCAGTCCAGCCTGAGTAAAACGAATCTAGCGACGTAGCGAAGCCTGACGGATTGCGGCTTGCCATCACAACGCGGTCGCGTTCAATGCGCAGTGCCTTGGTCACAGAACTTGTCACCATTGCACGGAGAATCGTAGACTGCTTGCGGTTTTCTGGTGAATCATCGCCGATCTGGTCGTTATTGGGTGGCGTTTGCGCTGAGTTTGCAGGCACTTCCGCACCCAATTCGACCCAATTCGCAGGATGGAAACGCTTATCTCCGTCCGGTCCGATGTCAGGCATGTTCATCATTCTGCGGCCTTCATTCCATGTGATCAGACCCATTTCCGTTTGTCGGTAAATGCCGTTGACTTTCTTGTCAAACTCCATCTGGATCAGGGCTTCGCGGTTGTACTCGAAGAAATGGCTGTTGCTTGTACGCTCTCGAGGTGACAGCAGCTTGCGTTTCGCTTCTCGCTCGTGACGTTTCAGCCACACGTTGAGGCAGTCATCGAGCAAAGATTGATTCTCTGACTCCAAACTGTTGTGGCTTGTGCGGGTATCGTCGCCCAGCTTGTGCGGTGGTATGCCGTAAATGTTGCCGACCGTGGCCCTGATTTCGTATTGTCGAGTCTGCAGAAATTGGGCCTGATCGTTCGTGATAGTAAGTTGCTGGAACTTTGCCCCATCCTGCAGCAACGCAACACGGTGGGCCTTTTGAAGGCCCTGCGTCATCTGCTCCCATGCGTTCATTGTGTTTCGGATCTTCTCGTCATTGAAGGATCCGGGAATCATCAGAATGCCACCAGCGTTCGAACCCTGCCCAAAGAACCTGCCGCCGAACTGCTGAGCCGCCATGCCGACGCCTAACGCATCTTTCATGATCTCGATGACATTCATGCCGTGAATGCCGTTATGGCTCAGTCCTTTGATGTGGTAAACGTCACGCTGCGGGAACCTGACAATCTCGTCCTCGATCCATGTCAGGTAATACAGGCGACCGTCCTTGATCGTTGGCATTGTCTTCTGAGGGTCAAGCAGCATCATTTCGAGCGGCGTTCCGCGTGAGTCGCGATCGATTACCGCGTAGCCGTTTCCGTACAATGCCGCATGGGCTGTGATGACTTCAATGAACGTCCCGGCGTCCATGTTCTCGTTCACGTCGCCAGAAAGCAGCACGTTGGCTGGATGTGCCTCATCATAGGTTCTGTCGCTGCCATTTCGCCTGAAGCAATCAAACGGAAGAGACGAAACCCGTGAGCTAATCAGGTTGATAGCTCGCCACAAAGGAGGGTAGCCCATCGCAGTCATAGGCGTAACGCGAACACCAGCCGACGACTTGCCGCCGCTCGTGATTGCCTGCCAGCCGCTTGCGTCTCGCGCAGTCAAGTTTGTCAGGCCCGATCCTGCTGGCGATTGATTCGCAATGATTTCTGTCACGCCGTACATGATTGAACCTTAGAAAAGAACAACGCCTGAACCAGAAGAACCGTAAGCCATGCTGACTTCGCCCTCCTCGACACCAGCTAACGCCATCACGGCCGCCTGAATCCCGTCAATTGTTCGCACATCATCTTTGCCGTGTGGCTTGCAGAG